TATGTGTTTTCAATTAGGTAGACCTCGTTTAAGTCAATTTAAAAATATGATTGCTGCAGTAGAAGATTTAGACTGGGCAAGAATGGCAGACGAGATGGAAGACAGTAAGTGGTTTCGTCAAACTCCTGAAAGAGCAAAGAGACTAATTACACGTGTTGATAGACAATATGCAAAAGAAAGTATACCCACATGAGTAGAGAACTAACTGAAAGACAACAGAAGTTTCTATCTGTTTTATTTGATGAAGCAGGTGGAGATGTAGTAGTCGCTAAAAAATTAGCAGGATACTCCGATAACTCTAATACATCTGAAGTTGTAAAATCTTTAAAAGATGAAATTATGGAAGCTACTCAATTATATATGAGTAGAAATGCACCTAAAGCTGCAATGGCTATGGTAGGTGGTTTGTATGACCCTACAGAACTAGGTCTTAGAGATAAGATGGCAGCTGCAAAAGAATTACTAGATAGAACAGGTTTAGTTAAAACGGAGAAGATGCAAGTTGAAGCAACAGGTGGAGTTGTTTTAATGCCACCAAAACAAATAGCACAGGAAGATGATGACAGCTAGGTCTATAGGAAGGTGGAAGCTACCTCAACCAACAGATTTAAAAGAAGAGAAAGAGTGGATACAGATACCACGTATAGCTAGAACTGTTCCTTTTGGATATAAGTTAAATGAAAATGATTCATATATACTAGACCCTATACCTAATGAGTTAGATAAACTAGAAATGGCTCGTAAGTATATCAATCAATATTCTTATCGTGAAGTAGCTAATTGGCTAACTAAACAAACAGATAGATATATATCACATGTAGGTTTAAGGAAAAGATTAAATAATGAGCAACACCGTAAAAACAAAGCTAGAAGCTTACGCAAGTGGGCAGACTATGCAGAAAAGGCGAGGGCTAAAGCGAAGGAAATCGAAGAAGCAAGAACAGGAGCAGTCAAACAAAAAGACAGCTACGAAACAAGTTCAGCAAACGCCTAATATAAAAGTTGAAGAAAAAATAGAAAGGTTAGAAGAATCACACAATGTGATATTCAAACCTAACGAAGGACCTCAAACAGATTTCCTTGCAGCTAGTGAAAGAGAAGTTTTGTATGGTGGTTCAGCAGGTGGTGGCAAATCATATGCTATGTTAGCAGACCCTTTAAGATATATGGGTCACCCAGCATTTAGTGGATTACTATTACGACATACAACAGAAGAGTTAAGAGAACTCATATTTAAATCTCAGGAAATATATCCTAAAGTATATCCAGGGATTAAATGGTCAGAAAGAAAGATGCAATGGGTTGCACCATCAGGTGCAAGGTTATGGATGTCATACCTAGACCGAGATGAAGACGTACTTCGTTATCAAGGTTTGGCATTTAGTTGGATAGGATTTGATGAATTAACGCAATGGTCTACTCCATATGCTTGGAATTACATGAGGTCACGACTTCGTTCTACTGCACCTGATTTGCCTATTTATATGAGGGCAACAACTAACCCAGGTGGAAGAGGTCATCACTGGGTAAAGAAAATGTTTATTGACCCAGCACCTTATGGAAAAGCATACGATGCAACAGACATTGAAACAGGCGAAGTGCTCAAGTATCCGGCAGGACATGAAAAGGCTGGAAGAGCATTATTTAAAAGGAGATTTATCCCTGCACGATTATCAGACAATCCTTACCTTGCAGAGCAGGGGGATTACGAAGCCATGCTCTTATCATTACCTGAACAACAGCGAAGGCAATTATTGGATGGCGATTGGGATATTAAGGAAGGTGCTGCTTTTACTGAGTTTGATAGGAACATTCATACTATTGAGCCTTTTAGGATACCTAGTAATTGGGTTAAGTTTAGAGCTTGCGATTATGGGTACGGTTCTTATAGTGGGGTTCTTTGGTTTGCTGTATCACCGTCTGAACAAATTATTGTATACAGAGAGTTATATGTTAGCAAAGTCCTTGCAACAGATTTGGCAGATATGATATTGGAAGCAGAAGCAGGTGATGGAAATATTAAGTATGGAGTTTTAGATAGCTCTCTTTGGCATAAACGTGGTGATACTGGTCCTTCTCTTGCAGAACAAATGATTATGAAAGGATGTCGTTGGAGACCATCCGATAGAAGTAAAGGAAGTCGTGTATCAGGTAAGAATGAAATACATAGACGATTACAGATAGATGAGTTTACAGAAGAACCAAGATTAGTTTTTTTCAATACTTGCAATAATATTGTAGCACAATTACCTGCATTACCTATTGATAAAAAGAATCCAGAAGATATTGATACACATTCAGAAGACCATCTATATGATGCATTAAGATATGGGATAATGTCAAGACCACGTTTTAGTATATTTGACTATGACCCAATGGGTAGACCTAGTAGTAGTATGCCAATGGCAGACGCTACATTTGGATATTAAGGATTTAATATGGCAGAACAAGACGAAGTAATACTTGAAGATGATTCTATAATATTAGAAGATACAGAAGAATCTACAATTAATGATGTAGGAGTAAGTGGTATTATTCCTTTTGTGGAAGAAAGATACCAACGTGCTGAAGATTATAGATATAATGATGAAGAGCGTTGGTTAAGGTCATATAGAAACTATAGGGGGTTATACGGAAGTGATGTTCAATTTACTGAAGCAGAAAAGTCAAGAGTATTTATCAAAGTCACTAAAACCAAAACTCTCGCAGCTTATGGACAAATTGTTGATGTATTATTTGCAGGTAACAAGTTTCCTATTAGCGTTGAGCCGACAGTGCTACCTGAAGGTGTCGCAGCGGATGTTAACTTTGACCCCAATAAACCTGAACAACTTAGGGGAGAAACTTCTTTATCTTCTCCGTATGGTTTTGAAGGTGATGGTCAAGAGCTACCCAAAGGAGCTACTGCACAATCTCTTCAAGACAGGCTTGGACCTCTTAAAGATAAGTTGGAAAAAATTGAAGGCTTGGAAGAAGGGGTAGGTAAAACACCTACATCTATTACTCTTAGTCCTGCTATGGTTGCTGCCAAGAATATGGAAAAGCAAATCATGGACCAATTACAAGAATCAAATGCAAGTAAACAATTAAGAAGTACAGCATTTGAAATGGCTTTGTTTGGTACAGGTGTTATGAAAGGTCCTTTTGCTGTAGATAAAGAATATCCTAATTGGGATGATGAAGGTAACTATAGTCCTGTATTTAAAACTGTACCATCTACATCTCATGTATCAGTTTGGAACTTTTATCCTGACCCTGATGCAGCCAATATGGATGAAGCACAATATGTAATTGAAAGACATAAAATGTCAAGAACACAATTACGTGCACTTAAAAAGAGACCTTATTTTCGTGGTAATGTAATTGATGAAGTTATACAACAAGGTGAGTCTTACACTAAAAAATATTGGGAAGATGATTTATCTGATTATGCACCTGAACATGGTATAGATAGATTTGAAGTATTAGAATATTGGGGTATGTGTGATGTTGACATGCTCAAAGAAAATGATGTAGATATACCTGCTGAATTAAAAGAATATGATGAGCTACAGGCTAACATATGGATTAGTAATGGTAAGTTAATAAGAATGGTTCTTAATCCTTTCAAACCTGCCACAATACCTTACATGGCAGTTCCTTACGAACTAAATCCTTATTCTTTCTTTGGTGTTGGTTTAGCTGAAAATATGGATGATACTCAAACACTAATGAATGGTTTTATGAGAATGTCTGTAGATAATGCTGTGCTGTCAGGCAATTTACTTATTGAAGTAGATGAGACAAACTTAGTACCAGGACAAGACCTATCTGTTTATCCAGGCAAAGTGTTTAGAAGACAAGGTGGTGCACCAGGTCAAGCTATTTTTGGTACGAAGTTTCCTAATGTATCAAATGAAAACTTACAATTGTTTGATAAGGCGAGACAACTTGCAGATGAAAGCACAGGCTTTCCATCATTTGCTCATGGTCAAACAGGTGTCTCAGGAGTAGGTAGAACAGCTTCAGGTATATCCATGTTAATGAATGCTGCTGCAGGTAGTATTAAGACGGTTATAAAAAATGTAGACGATTATTTGCTAAAGCCATTAGGTGAAGGTATGTTTCGTTTTAATATGCAGTTTAATTTTAACAAAGATATAAAAGGTGATTTAGAAGTTGTTGCACGTGGAACAGAAAGTCTTATGGCTAATGAAGTACGTAGTCAAAGATTAATGTCATTCTTACAAGTAGCATCTAATCCTTCTTTAGCACCCTTTGCTAAGTTTCCTTATATAGTTAGAGAAATAGCAAAGTCTATGGAACTTGACCCAGAAAAGGTTACGAATAGTATGGAAGAAGCTGCAATACAAGCAGAGATACTAAAAGGTATGCAAAGCACACAACCCCAACCGCAACAACCACAACAGGCAGGGCAACCGCCTGTAGGTGCTAACCCATTAGACCCCACAGGAGCAGGTGGTGGTAATATAGGTACAGGACAAGCTCCAGGACCTAATGAACAAGGATTTACAGGAAATGATGGACAAGCAGGTGCTGCAGCAACTCAAGCCGCTAGTGAACAACCACAAGCTACTGAACAGCTTCAATGATTATATTGACTTACAAATAAGTAAACAACATAGATTATTAGAACAGTCTAGTGATACAATTACTCTACATAGGTCTCAAGGTGCAATAGCAATTTTGAATAAGTTAAAACTATTAAGGGATGAGGTAAATGGAATTAAGTAAACAAATGGAACTATTTGAAGATGGTGGTCTCAAAGATGAAGGTGGCATGGTTGATGAAGTATCAGGTAATGATGTACCTACAGGTTCTACACGAGAAGAAGTAAGAGATGACATCCCTGCACAATTAAGTGAAGGAGAGTTTGTATTACCTGCTGACGTTGTTAGATATCATGGCTTAGAAAAGATAATGGAATTACGTGACGAAGCAAAACAAGGCTTACAAAAAATGGAAGCAATGGGTCAGATGGGTAATAGTGAAGAAGCTATATTACCTGATGATGTTCCGTTTGACATGGATGATTTAGACATAGAAGACGATGAGCCACAAGAAATGGAAATGGCAGAAGGTGGTTATGTTATGGTAGGAGGTAAGCCTATGCCTGTACCTACAGTTGCAGGTAAGCCACTAAATATGCAGGTAGGTGGTTTTACTAATCCAACAGGTACATATCAAGTACCTACTAATATTGCTACACAACCATCTTACTTTGCTAACTATGCACAAAGTATAGCTCCATTTCAACCGTTTAAACCTAGTCAAACATTTCAACCAAGACCAGTAGAAGCAGGACAAAAACAATCTTATATTCCTTTTAATCAATTAATTCCTACAGTGAATGCTAGAAGAGAAACATTTGAATATAGAAATGCAGCAGGACAAAAATTATTTATTCCTTTTATAAATGGTCAACCTATATATCCTATACCTGAAGGTTATAGACGTTACACAGAAGAACAACAAACTCAAACTAAACAAGCACCAGTTACAGGTACAACAACACAGGTTACAGGTGATGGTGATTCTGACGTGTTGTCAGGTACTACCCAAGTTAGGGGAATAGATAATTCTCTTGTTGATACAAATTTTGCTAGTCAAACAAAAGATAAAGTAGCAGAAAACATAGGTAAAATGGGTTCTTCCGATAGAGGTAAATCTGTTATGGATGCAATTGACGCATCAAGAGGTATGAGTACTTTAGGTAAAAGTTTAACTACAGCAGGTATGTCTTTATTAGGAGGTCCTATAGGTTCAGCTATGGGAGCTTATGATGCAATCAGTAAATTTAGTGGAGGTAAAGGTTTAGGTATTGGTCAACCTGATATGGCAAGCAGAGATGCTATTACAGGTGCTTTTGGATATGACCCAACAGGTTATGATTTTGATGACCCTATGGATGCAAATCTAGCAGGAATAGACCAACAGAATGCTATTAACACTGCTATATTTGGGGGTGTTGTAACAGGTACAGAGGATAAAACTCGTGGTGGTATTAAAGGAATAACTGTTGCAGATATTCAAAAAGAATATGGTATAGCACCAAGTTATACAAATTTAGGTGCTGGAAATGTTGCAATAGCTCGTGGTACTAATCCAGGTCAGATAAGTAGTACTGGAACTTTCTACGATGTTAATGGTGTAGGTAATGACCCTGATAAAGCTGAGTATAGCAGTATGACTGATATGTTAGATTATTTAAGTACAGCAAGTAAATTTGGATATGCTGGAACATTAGGTAGAGCAAAAGAACAAGCTAAGCAAGGAAATAAAAAAGCTCAACAAGTTGTTAATGCAATGCAAAATAAATCAGCATTTAGAGAAATGGAAAAAGACACAAGAAGTGAAGAGGAAGTAGCTTCTGATTTAGATGCGATATCACAAGAGGCTGCTCAATCAGCACAAGGTAAAGCTGAAAAAGGTTTTACTGATATGTCTGCTTTTGGCGACACTGATACAAGTACATCTACAGGTACAGGTACATCTATGGGTGCTGCTGATATGGGATTAGGAGATATTAGCACCGATAATGATGGTGGTAGTGCAGACTCAAGTGGTTGTGTAATAGCAACACATGGATTATCTACAGGTGGTTTTACAGCTATGGAAAAAGCAAAAGCAGAATTATGGTGTCAAAAAACATATCATGGTAAATGGTATGGTGAAGCATTTAGAAAAGGATACAGAGCAGCAGGTATGAAGCATATTAATGCAGGAACTGCTCCTAGTGTATATCAAGAGTTTAAAGATTTTGTTGCGTATGGGCGTGGCATTAAAAAGGGATGGAAAGTGGGCTTTAATTATTATTTAAGAACTATTACATTCTTTTTACATGGACTTTTTATTAAATAGGTGATATAATATTATGGAAGAATTTTTTGAACAAATTAGGGATAGATTTAGGTCTTTAGATGATGAAGAAAAAAATCTAATTAGAGGATTAGTAGGTACACCTGAAGGTCGTGTGCTTGCTAAAGTGTTAGGACCTGCACTTATGGCACAAATAAAATTACGTGCTCCAACAGGTTCAACACCTAGACGTGGATTAGGAACACGATAACAACCTAAATAAATGGCTACTTATCCCCCAACAATAAATGGCTACGATAACCCCAAAGGAGAAGACTAATGGCAGAAGCTATGATTAAGGAAGCAACACCTAAGAAAGTTGCATTTGTAAATAAACCTTACACACAAGAAGAAAGAATAAAAAAAGAAGAAGCAGAATTAGAGCAGTTAATCAAAGAGCAAAAAGGTGAAGCTGAAAGACAAGCTGAAGAATCGAAAAATACAAATGAAGAAGAACCGACTTCTGCTGAAGAGAAAACTTTTAAAAAGCGTTATGGAGACTTACGAAGACATACCCAAGAAAAAGAAAGAGAGTTTCAGAAACAACTTGACGATTTAAAAGAACAGTTAGCTAGAGCTACTAAAAAGGAAATAAAGCTACCTAAGTCAGATGAAGACATAGAAGCATGGGCAAAAGCATATCCAGATGTAGCTAAGATTGTTGAAACAATTGCTATGAAAAAAGCAAGAGAGCAATCTTTAGAGTTAGAAACTAGACTACAGAAGATAGATGAAATGTCTGCAGAAGCTAAAAAAGAAAAAGCTGAAGCGGAATTAATGAGACTTCATCCTGACTTTGATGAAATAAGAGACAGTGATGACTTCCACGATTGGGCAGAAGAACAACCTAAATGGGTACAGGATGCACTATATGAAAACGACAATGATGCAAAATCAGCAGCAAGAGCGATTGACCTCTACAAAGCAGATAGAAATATTAACAAGAGTACTTATACAACGAGTAATAAAAGTGCTGCTATGGAAATTGGTACGAGGTCTTCAAAAACAAAAGTTGATACTGCAGAATCAGGTAGAAAAATACGTGAGTCTGATGTTCAAAAAATGTCCGCTGCACAGTATGAAAGACAAGCTGATGCAATAATGGAAGCTATCAGGTCAGGTAACTTTGTATATGATGTATCAGGTTCAGCTAGATAAAGTAAAAATATAGTTGACAACAAAGAATTTATGTATATAACTATACATAACTAAAGGTATAACATAACCCCTTTCTAGGACACTT